GCTGATCCTTCAACTCACCAGTCGCATCAGTCTGATCATCAGTCGCATCCTTCAAAGCCAACTTCGCCTCAGCCAACGCAATCTCAGCCTCACGAATAGCCTGCGGAGAAGACTCAGGGTCTTTACGAACCTTCGCCAACTCCAACTCAGCATCCTTCACCGCGAACGTCGCCTGCTCGATCCGGTACCCAGCCCGCTCAACCCCACGCTGCGCCTTATCCAACAACACCGCAGCCGCCTTCGCCTGTGGAGAATCAGCACCAAACCCAGCGGTGATCTGCGTCAAGTTCGCTTGCGCTGTGGCTAGATCAGCATCAGCCTGAGCCTTCGCCTCATTGGCTTTCTTGGAATCCTTCTGCGCATCAGTGAACGCCTTTGATGCTTTCGTAGAAGCCCGCATCGCATCCGTGTACTTCTCCAACTTCTGCTTCGCAGTTTCCACAGCCTTAGCCGCACCAGTCGTAGCCTTGTCCTTGTCCTCTTCCTCTTTGATACCAGTCCGAATGACTTTGCCAACACGCTCCGCGTTCCGAACCTGCTGCTCAGTAGTCCTGTTGCTCGCAAACTTCAACGCATCCAACTCCAACCGTGCCGACCTCACACCGTTAGCCAAATCCAGGAACAGTTGATCTGCACCAGCAAGTTGCTCGTCAATACGGTCACCGATGTTGCTGGCCGTTACACCAACCGCAAGAGACTTGAATGCACCAACAGCGTTGAATGACGCTGCACTAGCAATAACTCCGACCTGACCCAACTTCTCAATGACATCAGCCAAACTGCGCAAGAACTCAAGCGTGGCAATGTACGCACCTTTCATCACTTCAATCGCTTTGATACCGAAGTCGCCCATCGCAGCAATCGCAAACTCAAACGCTCGACCAACACCCTTCTCACCAAGGTTCTCAGCAAACGCTGTGATCGCAGGAACGATGTTGTCGTTGATGAAGTTCACAAACTCTTTGAAGTAAGGCAACAAGACCAAACCGACTTCGGTTGCAGCGTCAGACAACGAAGCCTGCAAGATACGCATCTGGTTGGCGAAACCTTCCGAGGTTCGTGAGAAGTCACCTTGCGCCAGGTTGGTGTCTTTTAGAATCAGCGCATAGGCGGCCTGAGTCTTGGCGGTGATATCGAGCGCACCCTTGCCGTCATACAAGCCCATATTGAATGCTTCTTGTTTGAGGCGCACATCGTTGATGGCCACACCGAAACGCTTCAACGGTTCTGCTTCACCGGACAAACCTGAACGCAACGCAATGATTGCTTCTTCGATCGGTGTGTTGTTGAACGAAGCCAAGTCAGCAGCCAACTGAACCAATGTGATTGACATGTTTGCGGCTTGACCCTCACCGATACCGAAGGCTTGGATCAAGTTGCCGAACGTGCCAGACGCTTCCAACGCAGCCTGCTTCGTGATACCAAACGACGCTGCTGAAGTCTTTGCGAAGTTGTCAATGATGAACGCCGAGTTGCCGAACACTGTGTTCACCTTCGACTGGGACTCCTCAAGATTTGATGCCTGTTGCACCAACTTGAATGATGCAGCAGCCACAGCACCAGCCGCAGCAGTACCAGCAATCGCCATCGTCCTGAATGATGGGATCAGATTCTTCAACGCCGAGCCAACACCCTTCTCCAGTTGACCAGTCAACCCAGAGAAACTCTTAGCCATCTTTCCAATGCCAGTAGTCGCATCACCAATATCGGTAACAAACTTGACAACAAAAGTGCGCTCACCAGCCATGCGCCGATTCTACTCGCCTGCCTCCAACTGCTGACGCAAAGCACGAAACTCTATTGAAGCCGCCTTCCACTTCTCAGAACCTTCCAAACCTGTCCACGACCAAACCTTCGCAGGTTCATTCCAGAACTGCTCACTCAACAAATACGATTCATGTCGACGCGCACGAGGCTGACGCACTTCCCGAGACTTGATCGGTCGAGGTTGCTCAACAACATCCCATCTGAAATCGGTATCCAACAACACACCATGACCCTCATGAAACTCAAAGGTTTCACCTGGTGCATGCTGAGGCAAATAGAACAACCGTGCAGGGTCTTTCGTTTGTGGGTCACCAACAAGATTCAACCGCTCATGCAACCCCTGCCACACAGCCCGCCACAATGAAGCAGGCACACGCTCAGCCAAAGGCAAAACCAAGTGATAGTGAGGATCATCATCACGATGCGAATACGTTGAATACGCAAACCACTCCAACCCATCAAGCCTTGCCTCACGGAACGACTCACCGTCCATGTCCACCACCAACGCCTCAATGAACCGCACATTGCGATTGCCACGAGTAGTACTTGGGTAGTACTCGACCGGTGACCACAAAGCCCCGTCAGTCTTGACAGCGTTCTCCTCATGGAACGCCAACAACTCACGCAGCTGCTCCCAAGACGAAGCCAACGGCTTCGGATAGATCGACTTCACATTCTTGAACAGAACCGCCATGACCACCTCCCTACCCTTGAGGGTAGCGAACTGGCTGGCAAAGTCAAGTATCCAATTTGTCTAGAACCCGTGTGATGGCATCCAGGTATTCCTTGGCGATTCGCTCCTTGTTCTTGGTGACCGCAGGCCAGAAGAAGTATCCTGCCGTGCCTCGATGTCTCAAGAACTGGCTGGTGTATCCCCCACCCTTACGACCCCGCCCAGCGACAGTTGGGGTTCCTTTACCGAACTTACCGCCACCGAACTCCGCACCAAAGAACACGTCACCCCGAGTGACCTTCCGTTTCCGTTTGCGGTTGGGGCGAGACTTAGAAACAAATGCACTCTTCTCAGACAGAACCGCAGCAGGTAAAGAATTGAACGATCTAGCCTTCATGCCCTTCATGACTTCAGCTGCCTGGCTGCTTCGGGTGACTGTGGTTGCCTCAAACTTGGCGGCCACAACCAACAACTCAGCAACAGCCTTGGCTGCCGTGTTTGCTTCCTTCTTGAATCGCTCATCCGATTTGGCTAGTTCACGGATGAACTGGGTGATACCAACAATCTCAACGACAGTCTTCCCACCAGGAGGGAAGCTGACTTGCCCTCCACGACCTACTGGTTTGATTGCCATTGGCTCAGACTACCTCTTGAGATGAATTGCTCTCCAACGAAGATAGGCAAGCATTGTGAAGATCATTCGTGGAGATTCTGCCAGCAACACTGATGGTGCAATACCTGTCTCGCAAGACAGGTACGCGATCATCCAGTGGGCTGACTGATCTCCAAAGGGACGATCACTGCTTCAGCAGCATCTCCCACTTCTAGCGATTCAATCTCATCGCACCATGATTCAAAGTCAAGGCCAGTCTTCTTCAAACGATGCTCAGCATGCCAACCCAAATACGCAAGGTCAGTCAACGTGAGTTCTGTTTCAAACTTGGCGACGCTTCGATTGAACTTGTTCTCAAACGCAATGAAGTCTGGGAACGCAGCCACAATCTTTCGTGACTTACCATCGAGCGCACTCGTCAGTTCAAGTGCAATCTTCATATATACCTCCGCAGGTAAGGGTTGTTATGTTGAAACTATGCGCCAGTGCCAGTCTTGGTGATTGCACCAGAGATTGGATAGGTGATGCTCACTACAGCAAGGTCACCAACGGCACCCGATACAGGTGTCCAAGAAACTGGCAAAGCCGAGAATGCGTACTGCGGATTTGCAGAAGAAGCAGCAGCAGTTCCGTTTGGCTTGATCGTCATCGGTACAGCAGTACCAGCGGTGTATGCATCCCAGAACAACTTCTCAATCGTTGGGAAATCCTGATGCAACTCAAGCGTGACCGAGTTGTCGATCAAACCTTGGATTCGTGTCACAGCCGAGGAACCCATTGCAGTTGTTGCAACTTCAGCAGCTGTCGTGGACAGGGTCACGGACGAAACGTACTGGGTGATATCTGTGTTGGCAGTACCGAAGGTGACTGTCACGTTTGTGAAAACTTGCTTTGCCATTTGATGCTCCTGCCTTATCGGCTATCGAGTTGAACTACTTCTGCTCGGCTGAGCCGATGCGATAACTCTACACGCACCAGCCACAAGCGGGCAACCGTTAGGCGTAAACGATGACGCGGAAATCCACCATCAGATAGGTGGTGTCGTTGCCTTCCATCGTGGAAATGTTTGAAGCCGACTCGACCAGCAGGTTCGCGACCACACCACCCAAGGTGCGATCCCCTTCCAAAGCGGCACGAATAGAAGTCGCACCCTCATAGGACAAGAAGCCATCCAAAGCAGCTTGGGCAGACCGCTCAGCTGACCGACCCACCACCACAGAGATTGTGAACACATGGGTGATGAGACCGCCACGCATCGCACCGTTGTAGGTGATGGTGTCCAGCATCGGCCAAGCGAACGGGGTGTTCAGATTGTCCGGCTGGTAGGCGTATGACCTCAGCCCGCTAATCGTTGCAAGGCGTACTTGCAACCCCTGTTTGATTTGCGTGACGGTTGTTGCTTCGTTCATGCGAAGAGTCGCATCCGTCGATACGGTTCGACAAG